CTTCTGGGGATACATTAAATGTCATTGTATTTTCTTTCATAATTTTTTACTCCTTATCATTATTATTATACCTTATACAGCGGAAATGTAGGTTCCAGAAATATGAAAGTTATCTGCAACTGCTAAAGTAAATGGTGCTGTGGATGTAAAAGGCACATTAAATGCAGAGTTTGCGTGCGAATCAATGGACTTCAAAAACATTTGCTTAGAACCTGCAAGAACATGCCCAAAAATTGGATAATCAGTACCTGTTGAAATATCGTGTAAACAACCAGCAGCAAATTGGTAGTTCTTCTTTGACTCAAATGGTAGTTCCATGTAATACTGTCCAGTGCCAAAATTTGTAATGTTATCCATATCTACATCAATTGTAAAGTGAACCATTGCTCCAGTTTTTATATAAGAACCAGTAAATAATGGGGCACCAGTAAAAGTAGGCTGGGTTCCAGTCGTTCCACCGACTACGGTAAATGAGGTGTCTACTGGTGGAGTGGCCTTTAGGCTATCAAGCCATTCTTCTTCTGTTCCAGTAAAGCCTTCTAGTTGTGCTTGTTGGTAGGCTGAAAGCCCAGTATACCCCTGTGGTCCAGGTATTCTGCGTGTGTCCAAACGATTGATTTCGTTTTGAATTTTATATGCCCAGGTCTGAGAGTCCTGCGGTAAGTTGTTTCCAGGAAAAGTAATCATATATATATTATACCACCTCCAAATGGGAAACCCCCTGGAGCTAAACTCAACAGGGGGATTCCGCACACAACACACAGAAAAGGAGGAATCTGTGCTATTCTATTATATCTTACTTCTGATTTTCTACAATCAGTTTAATCTCACACGCATCTGTGGTGCAGTAGGCATCGCCAATTGCATCAGCAGCCATACCAGCGTAAACACCAGAGAAGTCAATCGGGAACAGCTTCATAGCATACTCTTCGTAGACTTCCTTAGTAATCTGGCTGTAAGGCATCTGTGGGTAAGTGTGGTTTCCACTTGGCAGGAACGATACGGTCTTTAGCTGACCATCATACATGTGAAGCACAGTGCCAACATCCTTAGATTCTGTTTCAGGGTCAAATGACACTGTAACTGAAACTGAGTTGTCAGACCAGTAACGCTGAGCAGTTGCGGCTAGTGCAATCTTCTCAAAGATAGACACATCTCGCTCTGCTCGTCTTGCACCAGACTTGACTGGGAAGAATACAACTGATGTGCCAACTGGGTCTTCTGAGGCTGGCTCGACTGTGTAGTTAGCCATTTTGAATAGTGGTAACATTGGGTCAGAGTTTCCAAAGCGAATCGCACGAAGGAAGTATTCTCCACCTGGAGTCCAGTGAACACCTGGAGATTCTCCAGCTAGTATCGAAACGGTCCCAGAAGGCTTCACAGTGGTAGTCTTTACGCTTTCACGCACTCCAAGCCATTCGCTGTAAACCTGGTCATATCGCTTAACCTCGTTGTATCCTGAGTCCATCCAAGTTCTAGTTGCTGGTAGGCCATTGGCATCTGCGAAGTTAGCAATACCAGAAATCGAAGTTCCGATTCTGCGATTTCGTTGCATGATTGCATTAGTTTCCTCCCAGTGAGTTGGAAGCAGGGTTACAGTCTTAGCATATAGATAGGCAAACTTCAAAGTTCTCTTGAAGTCTTCGATTGAGTCGTGTCTGTTCATGTAAGTTTCTACAAGTGTGCACATCTCGAAAGACTCAAGCGACTGCTCAGCACAAGGGTTATATCCAACTACTCTGTGGTCCTTGTTGTTGATTCCGTCTGTGATGCGACCATACTTGCGGCTCATATCCATCCAGATAACACCTGGCTCACCGTTACGAACAATGCCATCTACGATTGGTTCAAAGTCAGTTCCAACTTCAACCTCAACCGAGTTGTTTGACATCCAAGCCCAGCCTGGGGCTTCAGCATCGTAGGAGTTACGCTCTGGGAACTTCTCAGCGTTCTTTAGGTTCAAGAAATCCTCATCGTCAATGCGACCAATAAGCAACTCAGCAGAACGGCGAACATTTCCAGATACTACACAGACACCAATCATGTTACCAATATCAGCCAAGTCACGGCGAGTAACTTGCTCACCAGCACGACCTGAGAACAACTTTACAATCTGTTCGTGTAATTTAATTAGTGGGGCAGGTCCAGATGCTGTTCCACCGAAGCCCTTGATAGGAGTTCCGTATGGGCGAATCAAGTCATAGTGGAACTGAATTGACTTCTGGTCAGCTTTTAGGAAAGAGTTGATTAATGCCATTGTGGACTCAGCCCAACCCTCACGAGTGTCAGGGATAATGTAGTCAACTGGCTCAACTGGCTCATGGATTGTGAAAACCTTATCTGCACCCTTGTCATCGAATCCAACACCAACGCCAAGCATAGATGCTTCCATCAAAAAGCCAAAAGGCTTGCCTGGGTTTAGTTTGGTCATCTCATTAGTTGATACAAAAGCACAGTTCTGAAGTGCAGCAGAGTTCTTTTGGCGATTGACAATATCTGTGCCCATGACCCAAAGCCCACGGCCTGGAGGAGTCCATTTAAGGGTGAATAGACGGTCGAAAGCTTCCTTTGCCGATGCAGATGCCTTCGAGTCGTTCCAAGGCAGCCTAGAGGCCTTACAGTGGTCTTTTTGAAGGGAATACATGCCGTTGATAACACGCTCACAGACATCAGCCCAAGTTTCCTTGGTTCCATCTTCTTTCTTGCGTGAGTAGGTGCGTAGGAAAGTGATTTCTCCTACAGAATTGCCAGCAACATCTTTATAGCCGAATGGTGATTCCTTCTTGCGATAATCGCTTACGAAGTCATCGGAAAGTTTAAATGAAAACATTAATCTCCTTTGTTAGGTGGGTGGGGGTCTACTATTGTACCACACTGGTCAGAAAAAAGAAAACCCCCACCGAAGTGAGGGTTTCCTTTGTGAATCTCGGAGCTATTAGCTACCAGCACCAGTAGATGCAATAGTTCCAGCAGGAACTAGGAATCCACCTGTTGCTAGGTGACGAATTCTCATTTCGAAGTCGTCGTTGTCGAAGCCACCTTCACGAGCAGGTACATCGCCGCCGCCTAGGTAAGTTCCACCATTTGCCTTAACACGAAGCTCAGGAGTTTCGTATCCACGAAGGAATCCAAGTGCAACACCTGGGTTTAGGCTTACTGATGGAACTGGAATTAGGAACCAGTACGCACCAGCTGAAGGGTTAATCTTCATAATCCAGTCGTTTACAACAACCTCAACCTGTGAACCGATTGGGTTTCCAGTGATGGTCTTTGTTACGATTGAACCAACGGTTGCTGAAGTTTCTACAGTCTGAACTGCAAGAATCTTTCTAGCGGTTAGTTCTAGTGCACGAGGGATAACCAAAGCGAAGCGAGTTACTGGGCTAATCAAGCGACCGTTGTAGGTCTGTAGGTTAGCAGCCTGGATTGCCTTCTCTAGGTTCTCTAGTGTTAGAGCACCGTTACCTGTGAACAAGTTCTGGTTGGTTGAGTTGAAGTTAGCAGTGTTTAGACCACCAGTAGCAACAAGTTGCTTGGTAACTTCTTCGTCTTCTTTTCCAGCAGCCTTTTGAGCTAGTTCGATAGGTAGACGCTCTAGTAGAGAGATGTTTCCATCGTTTACGATAGACTCCCATGAGAAGCGGATACGCTGACCAGACTTCTTGACAGCAAGAGTCTTCTCTGTTACATTGAACCAACCAGCAGTTGGGTACTCGTCGTACTCGCCTACAGTTGGAAGTGAGCCTTCACGGAAGGTGTCACCCTGGTTGTTTGTGCCTTCGTCATCGTATGACAAAGCCATAAATGTCTGAGGGCGGAAATCATCCATGACTAGTCTTGTAGCAAAGCGGTCCCAAACCTTTGGCTGGACTGCATAGTTCTCAAGAAGAATCTTGTTGATGGTTGGTGCAAGCTGCACTGGCAGGTCAGAGGTAGAGATACCTTCCTGTAGCTTTAGCTTGTCGTTGCGGTCGCCACGAAGGGCACCTTCTAGAAGCTTAGCAGCTTCTACTTGGCGTGGAGTAATGTTTTCCATAATATACCTATCCTTACGCAGCCGATGGAACTAGACGAACATAGACATCCCCAGCAACTGTGGTTGTCTTCGCCTTGATAGCATGACCGATAAATTTGTTTCCTGAAGCTGTGACATTGATGACACCAGCTGAAGTAACATAAACTGCCTGACCAACTGTAACTGCTACAAGTGTGCTCAGCTTGAATACGCCGTTAAGCTTTAGAGTAGCGTATGTATTGCCATCTTCGCCTGTAACTGCGTCATTTTGTGCGACACCGACAACCTGTCCAACCTGAACCAAGTTACCTGATTTAACAGTGCTTGCTACAGGGAAAACCAGCTCGTCAGCTTTTGTGTAAATCTCATTAAGAGCCATTTACTTTTCCTTCTACTTGTTGCCTGAGATGCGGCTCACAACTGCTGCGAACTCATCTGCTAGGCTTGACTTGGTTGCCTCGTGGATAACACCAGTGGTGTCAGCTTCAGGGGCGATAGCGACAGACTCAGTGATTTCGGCAACATATGCCTTCTCATCAGCAATAAGCTCGTCAACTGATTTTTCATTGGTTTCTGACTTCAGGGCCTCAACTACACGAGAGAGGGCCTTGGTCGGTAGACCAGACTCGTTGAATTTCACAGCAATGTCAATTGGGTTTACAGCCTCAAGAGTTTCCTCTTCTTCAACTGCTAGCTCAACTGGCTTAGCTGCTTCCGCCAGAATCGAAACTGATTCGACTACTGGAGTAATTGCCTCAACGAAGGCAGTTTTGAGGTCAGCAATAGCTGCATCAAATTCTTCCTTAGTAATGGACATTCCATTTCCTTCCGATACGGATTCTGCAACCGAAGTGGTTTCAGTATCTCTTCTGGTGTAACTTTCGAGGAGGTTCAAAAACTTCCCTCCTGCTCCAGCTACGGTTACTACATCAACGCTTGTCAAAGGGTCTGACACTAGCGACTCGATGATTGGACCCTCACGGCCCTCTGCCTCACCAATCTTGGCTTCACCAAGTGCGTGGATTGACAAACCTACATCATTAGCCATCTCTTTAATAATAGGGGCGTAATGGGAGTAGAATTCTATTTCTGCAACAAGACCGTTCTCTGAGAAAACAGCGTCTGAAGTTAGCTTACCAGCAAGCTGGTGAACATCACGCTCAGGTCTGTCAGATGATTCATTTACAGAAGGGTGGTTCATAAAAACTTTAGTTCCAGCTTTGAAAACTTTTGGACCATACGATGCAAGCATTTCGCTGCCGTAATATCCTGATGAACCCCAGCCAGCTTCAATGACTTTTACTCGCCACTTGTTGCCCTTAGTTTCAGGGGCACTAAGTGCCAAATTTTCATTCAGCGTTATAGCCATAAAAAATCTCCAATAGTTATTTACTATACACCATTATAGCATACGGCTACGCAATTGGTGCATTATCTTCTGGTCGCAAGTCGTTTGCATTGTCTTGCATCGAACCAACAGCACCTGAGTTACCCTGTGAAGGCACAGGTGAGTTAGAAGGCTCATCGGAGGTAATCGGAGGAGGTGTGGTGTGCATCTTAGCAATATCAAGAGTTTCGATAACTGCATCACGGTATTCGTCATCCCAGATAGCGTTAGTTTCTTTTGCTAAAGCCAATGCTTGCATCATTCTCTGGCTAGGCTCAGTTTCAATCTTAGGCCAGTTAATTTCTAGTTCCATCATGTTTGCACCAAGGAACTTCATAACTCTGCGGTAGAACAAAGTCCAAACTTGCTGACGAGCTTCCATGGCCTTCACAGTAGGAACATCTAGAGTCTGTGCAGTTCCATAAGCACCAGAGGTTCCTGGGTCAGATAGCAAAGCAACAACAGATACTTCCAAAGCAGAAGCAACCATAGAGCCTAGTGCACGACCATCATTTAGGTTCACAGAGCCAGAACGAGGCATTGAGCTTAGCTCCATGTCAGCACCAGTCACAGCAGTAGAACCTGCACTTGCTGGAGTTGCGATTGTAGCAGCCGCAGCTGTCGCACCGCTCTTGGTCTTAGCCTTTAGCTGCCAAGCAAACATCGATAGAGCCTTCAACATACGAGAGCCATCTTTTAGATACTCGTTGTAAGCGTGTGCCCAAGGCAACGCAGGGAAAGCATCTGGAACACCCCAGATTTGACCAGCACGGCGATTCACCTTAGATGCAAACATCTTGTAGTTTGTATCAACTGGCTGACCCTGGATTGTTCTAACAAATCTGCCACCTGCTGGCTCATAAGTGTCTGCTGGATACCAGCGTTTCATTTGAGTTGGAGTAGGAGCGATAGAGTTCAACTCCTGCTCGTAGCGAGTCCAGCTTCTGCGGTAGTAGCGAATCTTCTCTGGGTCATCTGGGTCAGTAACTACACCAGTGATTTCGTTGAACGGGATTCTCTGGAAAGTCTTAGTTCTAACATCCCCAAGCACAAAGAACTGACCATCAGTAAAGTGGCTACGCTCATTCACAGCCTGTGCTTCAGATGAGAACAGAACATCCTGGTTCTGCTGTTCCATAATAGCCCTGCGAACACGAGGAGGTTGCTCAGTGAAACTAACTCCACGACCAAAGATATAACTTGAACGAAGTCCACAGCCACGCTTTAGCAGTGGGTTGGCTTCTGAGTTCTCACGAATAACAGATGCGGCTCTTTGCAGTTCTTCTAGTTTGAAGCTATCTGCAAGTTCCATGCTGGCAAAAGTGTTCCAGCCTTTATCCTCGAAAGCTAGCATAGCTTGAGCCATGCTTGAATAACTTTCCTTTAATAATTCATTTTCGTTGGCAATTGCCTCAAATTGCTCTGAAAGTTGCTTAAAATCCATCTAAAATCCTTCTAAATTGTGATAAAACAATTATACCACAATGTTTACCACACCCAGCTAGAATAGAACGGATGCTGAGCATCAAGCACAGATGTATCCCAAGAGATAACATCTCCAGGTCGCTTATCGCCAAACTTAGGGTTCACAATGTTAGTCAAGTCAGCGGTAGCGTAAACCAAAGCATCCAAATGGTCAGGGGACTTTACGCCCCTGGAACGCATGTCATCCTTGGATTCAATCTGGATAGCACCCTTAGCAGAGAACTTATATTGAATCATCATAATCTCATCTAGCAAATTCTTGTCATCTGGGTCAATGTCAATCTTATCTGTAACCATCTGCTCACGCAGGGAATCAAAGTTGAACGCACGAGCGTTTAGCCAGCGAGTATTGTCTGGGCTAGCTGCCGAACCTAACATTGAGATAACTGTGTATTTATCCTCACAGATATTTACAATATAGTCAACTACTGGACCGCCAAGACCAGATGCGTCAACACGCACTTCGGTAGCACCAGTTTCTAAAGCCAACCTGTGGACTCGGTTAGCAGACTCAATAGCAGTAGCCTTAGTCCAGCTATCTAGTTTACGACATCTGCCACCACGGTTTATGTAAACAACAGAATCATCCTCACCAAAGCGTGCAAGGTCAACGCCGAGAACGGCAGGGTTCTGCATGTCTTCTTCAATGTCAGTATCAATAACCCTGTCGATAGCTGTCTGTGAGAAGAATGTATTATCAGCCTCATCTGGGAACTCACCCAACACCTTAGACTTGAACCTGGCAGACTCTTCGCCCCAAGAAATCTTCTGCTTCTCAACCCATGACTTCTGGATTAGCAAAGGCTTTAGTTCTTCTGGGATTTTCTCCCCAGTAAAGTTAGGGCTATCATAAGCCGAAATCTTAATCTTATTCCAAGTAGGGTCTTCACGGAAAATACGGTGGAACTCAGTACCTCTACGGTCTGGGTTTCCAATTGCTAGAACTCTAGCGTCAGCAGTATTAGTAACCGCTTCAGTAGCAGTGTAAAGGTCTAGTGGAATACCACCAGCCTCATCCAAAACCACAAACACATATCTTCTGTGAATACCTTGGAAGGCAGACACAATGTCAGTATCGGCAGGTCTACGACCGAAGCCAATCAGTGTGCCATAGTTATCTTCGAGCTTCCACTCTTCAGACTGGTTGATATGCCCAGGTAAGCTAAAGCCACGCTCAGCGGCAATCTTATGGTTATCACGAAGCTCACGGAACAGAACTCGTGCAATCTGTGGGTATGTAGGTGCGGAACAAATCAACGCAATATCATACGGGTCGTGAACAGCCACCCACCAGGCTCCAAGGATACCTGCAACCGCAGACTTGCCAGCACCGTTACAAGACACCACAGCAGTGTGAGTATTATCTACAACACTTCGTGCAATTTCTTCCTGCTTAGACCACATGTGCTTACCTAAAACATCGTTAGCCCAAGCAACAGGGTCATTCAAATACATAGCGTTCTTGGAACGCTTGCGGAGGTCACGGATTACCTCATCAATAACATTATCAATCATCGTCATCATCCCCTCTGAATCCAATTCTCAATTCAGGGTAAGTATAGTCAGTAACACTCTCCACGGTACTAGAAAGAGCCAGGCCTCCCCCTTGTGGCTTAGGGCACTTGTGCCTTTTACGCCATTGGTTCAGTAAACCCAGCTCATCATCTCGTTCTGCCGAGAAAGAAGCTCCACAGGAGCAAGACTCAGATAAACTCATTATCTGCTACAATCTCATCCTTAGCGTGTAGTAAACCTTCAGCAACAATCTCTTCAAGTTCGCCCCTCGTGATTTGTGGGTATCTTTCATGTAATTCCTTCTTTGCAAAATCTAAAGCCGCATCCATCGCACGGAGGAGAATCTTCTCCTGGAACTGGGTTAGCTTCAAGGTGTTAGCATCAACATCTTCTTGCTGGCTGTCGAGCCGCTTACCTATTGTTTCTAGGGCTTTGAGTAACAGACGCTGTGTGTCAAGGTCGCCACTCTTCATTGCGTTCTCAGTAAGAACTTCTTTTAGCTGGTTTAGTTCTGCCAGCAACAGTTGACGCTGCTCGTGCTCAGTCCAAATGTTTCTAGAAGCGAGCAACTGCTTTACATGCACAACGGCCTGAGCTGCTGGAATCCCAGTCAAACGCTCAAGCTCAACACCTGACTTACCGCCAGCTGCCGCCTTAATTAAGACATCATCAAGTAAAGCAATTGCTCCAGCCATTTTTTAGAGGCCCTTATTCCAGACTAGTTTCTGTGCTTCAATTTGGATTCTGTTCTCAGTAATCTTCTCTTCCAACTTGTCAACCTTAGCTACCAACTCGTTGTGCTTGATAATTACCTGCTGAAGAACCTGCTGAATTTCATAAAGTAGTTCTTGGTTATCAGCAGTAGTCTGAACCTCTTCTTCAGTCTGTTCTACTTCTACTGGGTCATTAATGCTTCTTGCCATTCTTTGCTCCTTATATTTCTGATTATTTTAAAAAACCTGCGGAAAATTTTGCAGATTTTATTTTGGTTCTGGAATTAAATTTCTGAGATTTCTTTGCGATAGGTTTGGATGGCTTCGTTTATGATATCCCAAACTTCACCATCAGAGTCCATCTCAAAGTAAACCATCTCACAGTCTTGTGTATCTACATCACAGAAGGTAGCTATCCAGACATCGACTGATTCACCTTCGGGGGCAGGGTCGTGTAGGTCTAGCTTGATACTGTAAGTGCCAAGGCCAGTTAGGTTCATTAATATTTCAGACATGAATACATCTTACCACACGGTGTTCTAGACAGTTTACGCAAATAATTCCAAATAGCTTGGAAATTGGATGTGGGTGTGCCGCCGCTAAAATAGGGGTTTTGTTCCCGATAAAGTGGTTTCTTTGGTTTATAACGAAATGATAACAAAGTGGAAAATGTGCTTGTTTAGGGTGTCGGGAGGGTATAGAGTAGTTCTTAGAAGCCAAGGAGGCGACTAGAAGGATAGAAGAAAATGAACTACAAGCAAACAAGCGAACTAAAAGAAATGAAGGCACTGGAAACACTAAACAAGATTTACGAAGATAAGGCACTCGTTCAAAAGTTCTTTTTACTTGGTTATGAGTGTTGGGCTAGCGATAGTGAGCAGTTCGTAATCTGGTGTCGTTGCCCTCAATGTAAAGACTTGGTTAAGTTCGTGAAGGCAAACAATGAACTCCCAGTATGGCTAAGGGGGAACTAATGCTAGACACTTGCCAACTATGCGACACGCCCGAAACTGGCGTTATGTTCGTAAACGGCGTTCTTGGTTGCTACACTTGCCACGAACTCACCG